ATCATCACTACCTGGCAGTCCATCTACAAACTCCCCCGAAAATATTTTGAACGATTTAACGTAGTTGTTGGGGACGAGGCACACCAGTTCAAAAGTAAGTCATTAATATCTATAATGACAAAACTTGCTGATGCAAAGTATAGATATGGATTCACAGGTACTCTTGATGGCACACAGACTCACAAGTGGGTGTTAGAAGGACTCTTTGGACCATCATACAAGATTATCAAAACTGAAGAGTTAATGAAGAAGGGGTATGTTGCTAAGTTGGATATTAATGTACTCCTACTGAAGCACCCTGGTCATAAATTTGAAAACTTTGAAGAAGAGGTCCAGTATATCATAACTCATGAAAGACGTAATAAGTTTATTCGTAATCTAGCACTTGATCTCAAAGGTAATACTCTCATCTTGTTTGCTAGAGTAGAAGGACATGGACAACCATTATATGACTTAATAAATACTGGTAGACTTGATGAACGACACGTATTCTTTGTTCATGGGGGTGTCCAAACAGAGGACAGAGAGAAAGTAAGGGAAATTACTGAAAAAGAGAACAACGCAATTATTGTTGCTTCATACGGAACATTCAGCACAGGTATTAACATTAAGAATCTGCATAATGTTATTTTTGCTTCTCCTTCCAAGTCCAGAATACGCAATCTCCAGTCAATCGGTAGAGTACTCAGAAAAGGAAATAATAAAACAAAGGCAACTTTGTATGATATTGCTGACGACATTTCCTACAAATCCCGGAGAAACTACACACTTAATCATCTAATTGAAAGAATTAAAGTTTATAACGAAGAAAACTTCAATTATGATATTGTAAACATACCCCTAAGGAGCTAATGGGAGAAGAATTTTATTGTACGGTCAAATTAATTACTGGTGAAGAAATATTCTCACTTGCCTGTGTTGATGATAATGATGAAGATCCTGTATTAGTTCTTCAAAATCCTGTAATTATGAAACATATTGAAACACGTAATGGATATGCCATTAAAGTTAAACCATGGCTTCAAATACCTGGCGATGATTTCTTTATTGTAAAACTTGATAAAATTGTTACTATAACTGAAGTTACAGAGGAAAGAATAATTCAGTTCTATAACAATTACTTAAACGATGAGCAAGAAGAAGATGATGGTGATCAACTCTTAGGGACCTCTAGCAATCAATCTGAAGTTACTAAAAAAATGGGATACGTAACAACAGTAGAAGATGCTAGACAGATGCTAGAGAACCTTTATAAACTTAAAGATAATAAAGAAAGCTAAAGCCAATCCTTGAAACCTCACAAAGGCACTCTACTCACATTTGGACATCTTGTCAAGCTTTAATTATGTGTTATAATATAAACATCAAGTATATTCAATAAAGTGATGTTATGTCTAAAAAGAAATCTGAGCATTACGTAAACAATAAAGAGTTGCTAGAGGCACTCATCGTCTATAGATCAAAAGTAGAACAAGAGTTTGTTAGTAGGCATGGTAGAGAACCTACGAAGGAAGATCGCTCAAAGCGTTGGGAAGGAAAACCACTAATCAGTAATTATTTGGGCGAATGTTTTCTAAAGATTGCTACGCATCTTTCTTATAAACCAAACTTTGTTAATTACATGTTCAGAGACGACATGATCTCTGATGGTATTGAGAACTGTGTCCAATACATTCATAACTTTGACCCAGAGAAGTCTAAGAACCCATTTGCATACTTTACCCAGATTATTCATTATGCCTTTCTGAGACGTATCCAGAAGGAGAAGAAGCAACTAGAGATCAAAACCAAGATTATTGAAAAGACTGGATTTGATGAAGTTATGATGATTGATGATACTGCTCTTACTGGCAGTAGTTCTGATTACAACACGATTAAGGATAACATCACTTATAAGAATAGATGAAGATTGCCATTATCACAGATCAACACTTTGGAGCACGAAAGTCTTCTAAGTTTCTTCATGATCATTTTAAGAAATTTTATGATGACATTTTTTTCCCATACCTAGAAAAACATAACATCACTACTGTTGTAGATATGGGAGATACTTTTGACAATCGTCGGAGTATTGATCTGTGGGCAATTGATTGGGCAAAGGAAACATATTATAATCGTTTGAGAGATATGGGCATTACTGTTCATACTATTGTTGGTAACCATACGGCATACTATAAGAATACAAACGAAGTTAATACTGTAGATTTGTTGTTGAAAGAATATAAAAATGTAAAAATTTATCCTGAGTGTGAGGAAGTCATGCTAGATAAATTGCAAGTTTTGTTTATTCCTTGGATTAATGCGGAAAATACTGAAAAAAGCATCCTATCTGTTAAAGGTTCAACTAGCAAGTGCGCGATGGGGCACCTTGAGCTCAACGGATTTAGAGCGCATCGCGGACACGTCATGGAAGACGGTATGGATGGCAAATTATTTGAGAAGTTCCAGCGGACATTTTCGGGTCATTACCATACACGATCAAACAACGGACGAATCTTCTACCTAGGCAATCCCTATGAGATGTACTGGAACGATGTGGATGACCCTAGAGGGTTCACAATCTTTGATACTGAGACTCTGGAGCATTTTCATGTTGATAACCCTTACAGCATCTTCTACAACATCTATTACGAAGATACAAATTATAAACTTTTTGATGCCACCAAATATAAGGCAAAGATTGTAAAGGTCATTGTTAAGAAAAAAACGAAACCTAAAGATTTTGAAAAATTTCTTGACAAACTTTATAGTGTTGGAGTTCAAGAACTTAAGATTATTGACAACTTTGAAATTCAGGAGAATGAAGAATTTGAGGCAGATGATTCGGAAAACACAATCTCCCTTCTGAATAGATATATTGATGAAGCGGAGATGGACTGTGATAAAAGTATTATCAAAGGTATTTTGCAGAAGATCTATGATCAAGCGTGCGAGGTTGAGTAATGTTTCTTCTCACCCTTAAAGACAAAAAACAAGAGGGTGCATATGCTGTTCAGAACAAGAATGGTGAAAAAGTCTTGTTTTTATTTGAGGAAGAAGATGATGCTGAAAGATATGCTATGCAACTTGAGGAAGAAGAAGATCCTACTGAATTAGAAGTTGTGGAGGTTAATGGACCACTTGCCATAAGGACCTGTAGGTTGTATAATTACAGATACGCGGTGATTACACCGAATGATATTGTGATACCCCCAAATAATGATAACCTTTCAAAAGATTCGCTGGCGTAATTTTTTAAGCACCGGAAACTCCTTTACAGAAGTTGATTTCCAAGGCAAAAGTACAAACTTAATCGTCGGAACAAATGGTGCAGGAAAGTCTACCATCTTAGACGCACTTACCTTCGCCTTATTTAATAAACCATATCGCAAAATCAATAAACCTCAACTCGTCAACACCTCTAATGAAAGAGATTGTATAGTTGAAATTGAATTCTCTGTAAACTCTCGCCAATACCTGGTTCGTCGTGGTATCAAACCTGGTGTATTTGATATTGTTGTAAATGGAACTAAGTTACATCAAGAAGCAGATGATCGTTCCATGCAACGTATTCTTGAAGAAAATATTCTTAAGTTAAACTATAAGTCTTTTACTCAGATTGTAATTCTGGGTTCTGCTGGGTTTACTCCTTTCATGCAACTCAGTTCATCTCAGCGTCGTGAAGTTATTGAAGATTTGCTTGACATTCGCATCTTCTCTGCGATGAATAATATTGTTAAAGATACTATTAAAGATAAAAAAAGTCAGGTCAGATCCCTTGATTTGAAGAGAGAAAATCTCAAAGATAAGATGAAGATGCAGAGCAACTTTATTGAAGAACTTGAGAACCGTGGTAAGGAAAATATTAAATCTAACAAAGACAAAATCACTTCTCTGATGGGAGAAGTTGATGAGTATATTGAAACGAATACTTCTTTGGAGGATGGTGTTAAAGATAAAACTGAGCAGCAAGAGGCGGTTACTGGCGCAAGGCAAAAGTTATCAAAACTAAACAATCTAAAGGGTAAAATTTCCCAAAAGGTAGGCACAATTACCAAAGAGCATCAGTTCTTCGCGGAGAATACGGTATGCCCCACCTGTCAGCAGGACATAGCAGAAGAGTTTCGCTTAAATAGAATTAGTGACGCTCAAGATAAGGCGAAGGAACTGAAGGAAGGTTACGATGAACTCGTTAACGCCATTAAGTTTGAACAAGATAGAGAGCGTCAATTTAATGACATATCCCAGGAGATCACTAATCTAACTCATGACATTTCTCAAAACAATACTCGGATTAACCTCAACCAGAGACAGATACGAGAACTTGAACATGAAATTCAAACTATTGCCAGTAACTTACAGAACAAAAATACTGAACATGAGAAGTTAGAAGAGTTTAAAACTAATCTCCACAATACAATTGAAGAATTAGTAGACAAAAAACAAGAAATCATCTATCACGATTTTGCCTATTCCCTTTTAAAAGATGATGGCGTAAAAACAAAAATTATCAAGAAGTATCTCCCTTTCATCAATCAACAGGTTAATCGTTATCTTCAGATGATGGATTTTTATATTAATTTCCATCTGAACGAAGAATTCAGCGAGTCTATCAAGTCCCCTATCCACGAAGACTTTTCTTATAGTTCTTTTAGTGAGGGTGAAAAGATGAGAATAGACCTTGCCCTACTCTTCACCTGGCGTGAGGTGGCGCGTGTCAAAAACTCTGCTAACACTAACCTGTTGATTATGGATGAGGTGTTTGACTCATCTCTTGATGGTTTTGGAACTGATGAGTTTCTAAAGATTATTCGTTATGTTATCAAGGACGCAAACATATTCGTAATCTCCCATAAGGTAGACATGCTTGACAAATTTGAGAATGTAGTCAAATTTGATAAGATCAAAGGGTTCAGTAAGGTAGTTTCCTAAATACCTAAAAAGTGTATCTGGGAATGAACTCCAAAGACCTGAGAAATATTTCTGAAGCATATCAAAACATTCAGGAGCAACCAAGACGAGCAACTAGAATTCCTGGTGCTACTGGTGGAGCAGTTACTGGATCTTTAAGATCGGGAAATTTATCTTTTCCTGGAGACAAGAGTGGTGCATATGATGCTACTAAACAAAAACTAAATCCTTCAACCACTCCTAAAGTAAAACTTCCAAAGATTAAAACACCACCTCAGACTGGGGGATTACTGGGATCTAGAAATGTCCCTACAATGAAAGATCTTGGTGCAGCACCAAAACCACAGTTTGGTGCTGGTGCTGTAAATCCACCAACTTCTGCTACTACACCTTCATTGAGACCAGGTGGTCAAACTCCAGCACCTAATTTTAAAGTTTCAACGCCTACAACTCCAAGAACACCAGTATCCTCCGTTCCTACTACACCAAAACTTTCACCTTCATCGGTTTCTACATTATCAAGAGGTGCTAGTCTTGTAAAAAACCTGAAAGGTCTTGCTAAAGGTCCTATAGCAGTTGCCGCTGAGATTGGTGCTG